GTCCATATAGCAGCACATAAATCGTCAATGTGAATCCAGTCTCTATAATGCTGCGAGTTTATATAAGTTACTTCTTTCTTTTCTAGCTTTTTGTATAGCATATCATCTCGACCAGGCCACACGGTATGAAACCTCATACCCTTTGCGTTACTTGACTTAGTAGCTAGTAGCTCACACATTTTTTTAGTAGCAGCATATGGATTACCCCACCACTCATATGCGTTAGAAGATGAAGCATATAAAACCTTTTTACAGAATAAATCTCCAAACTTTAAAGCGTTTTCTGTACCTACAACATTATTCTCATAGTAGAATTCAGGTTCCTCGAACGAACGCCGTACGCCAGGAATAGCAGCAAGATGAATTAACATATCCCATTTATCACCGGTATATTTATTATATTTGTGCCATTCACTCCATTGTACTATATCTCCATCGAAATGTACAACAGTATTTCCTTTATTTTCTAAGAATTTAGATAGATTAGATCCTACACAACCTTCCCAACCAGTTAACAATATTTTCATACTAATTAGTTTCCCATAAATTTAGTAAGGTCTGAATCTACCATCACTTCTCTTTTCTTTCGAACTACTTTTTCTTTCTTAATAAATTTTTTAATCTTAGTATCTTTTTCTTTTATCTTATCCATTCGATCTTTTAGTTGATCTAGAAAAGTATTCAGTACGGCTGTAGAACCAACATCTTCATTTCCTCCATGTACATATTGATCGATACCAGACTGAGCAAGATAACGCATTTTTAATTCTTGTTGCTTTTTTTCTTTTTCGATTCTTCGAAGAAAGGCATACCAACTAATCTGAGTAAAATAAGCAAAAGCGTTTGGCTTGCCAGTTCGAGTAGCTGCATCAACATTATAGTTGTTAATAGCTTTTAGACAGTTTTCTACAGCATCCATAACCATTTCTTCACGATATGTATATCGAATAAAATTAGATTTATGCGACAAACCTTCAGCTATTTTTAGAAAGCATTGAGCTATATAATCTGGAACAAGAGGAAGCTCTAACTCCTTTGATTTTGATTCGCTTAGTTCTCTACAATAATCAACTACAGCTTGAGAAAACTCAGCGTTATTTACGTAGTGAATGCTTTTCTTTTTTGCCATAACAAAATCCTTCATGTAATGTTTATATTCTACTGCATTTTTCGTAGTATGTAAATAGCATATTTTTTTTTATTTTTATGCGTTTTATGGTGTACAAACCCGCCCAGGTGTGTATAATAAATTAAGAGCTTTTTGGTGGGAGTAGTATACTAATGTAATTTATCTGGTTTTGGAAATGAAAGCACGTTATTGGTTAATTCATCTAACTCATCTTCGCCGATGTCATCTTCTCCTTGACCACTTAATAAAGCTTTTATCTTTAAAGCTACTTCTTCGTGAGTAAGATTTTCGTCTTCAAGACCTTCGTTTCCTAAAACGGCCTCTTTATAATACCCTAACATTTTGATGGAAGGGTTAGCTTCTGCTATTATACTAAAACCATTAAGTGATATAATTCCATCTGTATCATCTACCATAGTTAACCATGGCTTAAGAGTATAGTACCTATAACCTCTCATGTCGTCATCATGAGCTACAATTAAGAGAGACTTTCTTACAATAATATCTGAAGCGCCCATTTCTTCATCTGGCCATTCAACTACTTCGCAAACTATCTCTTCACCGGTACTAAGTTTAAATTGCTTAATGTCATACATTGATGTCTACCTTAATTATTTTATAGTTAAACTCTTCTTTTTCGTAAATCTTTACTCTCTCTGCTCCATGCATTAGAGTGTAGTTTTTCCTTCCTCTCCAGTGCAAATCATCTGTGATATCATATAGGGTTGTTTTTCTTCCATCGTCTGAGACTCTAAGACCACGGCCAATACTCTGCAGAACTTTGATTTGGGACTTGCTTGGTGAAGCGAATATGATATTATGCAGATTGCGAATGTTAATACCAGTGCTGAATGTTCCCAAGGAGGCGACGATGATTGCATCTTTCTGTTTCTCTACTATTTTTCTTATAGATTCTCGGTCCGCAGTATCAACTTCTCCTGAAACAAAAAACACCTTTCTATCCTCGCTTACTTTATTATTTATCATCTCATAGAGTGGCTTTCCATGAGCATCCACACGTAAAAATAAGACAAGAGTATTTCCCTTAGAGCTAACAGCCAAATTACGAATAAGGCGATTCCTAGCGTCATTTCTAATAATAAAGTCAATCTCATCTTGATAGGTTTGTTTTCCAAAGTTTTTCCTTATTTCTTCTGAGTAGTTTAGCAATAACACATTAATATCAAGAGGAGCTAAAGTTTCATTATCTTGTAAAGCCTTGGTAGTCGTAACTTGATATACTGGCCCAAACAATCCTTCAAGGACAAGCTTATGTGTTTGTGTACCATCTAAAGTTCCCGTTGTACCAAACCGGTATTTTGCTTCAGTGGCTTTATTCATAATCGATGATAGCGACTTTGATTTAAATCCGTGACACTCATCACCTATAACCATACCAAACTGTTCAATCCATTTCTTAGGGTATTTATATATGCTTTGCCATGTAGATATTATAACTGCTTTATCTGTAACTTTGTCTTTACCTGAATAAATACGATGCATCATTTCTTTAGTACCTCCATAATCAATGAAGTCTTGATGCATCTGTTCAACTAAAGATGTAGTTGGAACAATGATAAGCACTCTTCCACCTCTGGGGTCGTTAAACCCGTTTGATAAATAGTGCAACCAGTACTTAACTAACAAATAAATTATAAATGATTTACCACTACCAGTTGGAGATAATAATATTGCTCGAGTTCTTTTTAGGGCTGTTTCAAGCGCATCGTATTGATAATCTCGAGGTTGAAATGGAAGTGTTGCGTCAGCTAGTAGATCAGGTAGTTGTTGAAGAGGTTGTGGATCATAATGAGGAAAACCATAAGAAGATTCTTCAGTGTCAACAGCATATGATCTCTGAGATGCAAACTCTAACAAATACGCATATAGCCCAGCATTTAGCTCACCGTTCATGCGATTAAATAACCTAATTTTACCGTCCCATATCTTGTTTTTATAGGCAGGCATAAATTTATAGCCTGGTACAAAAAATGAAAAGTAGTCGGATAATTCTGCGGCATGCCCTGCTTCGCAATCAACATACAGCATGCTATAATCTTTTAATCTTACAGTAAAGTCAGCCATTCTCTTTTAATTCTTTATATTTTTGTCTCACATCAATAAACTGTGATAGGTAGTCATGAGTTTTTATCTTAAACACCTGAGGAGCATCATGGTCAACCGCTACAAGGATTACACCCTGTTTTATAGGAACCCCGGTTATCTCATAAAATGCTGCAGCATAGAAAGATGCTTGTATAAAATAGTTAGTAATCCATTCTTTTTTCTTTGGTTTTCTAGCTGTCTTAAAGTCTACGATAGAAAGCTCGCCGTCGAATTCTGCAATACAGTCTACTTGGCCAGCACATTTAAGTTTATCACTATATAAAAACTCTTCTTGAAACCATACGTTGTTTAATCTCGTATCAATAATGCTTTTGATATGACTAAACGTATATAGGTTGTTAGGCATCGCGCCCTTATCCCAATCACTAATGTTATCTATATAATCCTCAGCAAGCTTGTGTACAGCAGTACCTCTTGTTGCTGCTTGATGAGATATTTTATTAGCCTCTTCTTCGCCTACTCTTTTACGCCATTTCATAATACCGTCTTTACTTAGAATGCCAAGAACAGTTGTAATAGATGGATATGAATTACCTTCAGGTGTAAAATACTTACGACTCTTTTCAGTAGTTTTACGAGTCACTTTCGGTAGTATTACCCCATGATCAAAGTGTGTAAACATTATGTGCCAGCCTCAAATTGTTTCCATCTTATAATATTACCTATAGTCTGATGCCTCCAATTGAGATTAGTGATAATTTCTGTAAGAGTTTCAACTATAGTTTTCCAATACTGCACCTTTTCTTCGCTTTTTTGTATTTCTGGGTCACTGTCGTAATAGTAATCCATTTCACCTTTCATGATTTTTAAACCATCAAGTGGATCATAGTCCCAGCCCAACTGTCGTATTTGCTCTTCAGACATTTTACCGTTATACCAAAGCCATTTGTGCTTGAGCAAGGTTTTTTGTTTGAATTCTTCACGCTTCTTTGCAAGTTTAGCTTCTGCTAACCACTGTAGATATTTTGCGTGTAATTTTGGTGTATCTCGAGATGTCTCATCTAATTTATGATCATCTATTTTTGAGTCGACAGACCACTCATCTAATATAGCCTTTAAGTCCATAGTATCTCCATAATATATAGTGTTATTTATCTTAGTTCAAAGTATGAGAATCTAAACGATGCAGGATAAGTAATGTACTGCTGAGCGCCTGAGGTAGCCTCAAGTGACATATCACCTAGACTTACTGGCATGCAATCAATATAACGTATTTGCCTCGTTGAATTATTGTGGGAGCTTAGAATATTTACCGTGATATCCGCATAAGCCGGCGGCTTGCCTTCTATTTTATCTGTTGGATTTGTAGTATTATTTTCCACAAGCCTATGCATCCAATTATACATCTCTGTATAAGAATTTAGATTTTCATCTACTAAAATAATAGCTGTTAGCTCACTGAATGTAAGTTTGTCTCCAACAAATGGAACAGAACTAATCTTTCTAAATGGCTGTTCTACAGAATTCATATTTAAAGAAGGGTGTAAAATAGCTTGACAGAAGAATTGCAAATTCGCATAATGTTTTCTATCTATAACCATGCTAAATGCACTTGGCTGCAAGTAGTTAAGGCCGTTTAAACCAGAACTACTTATATCGTTACTAACACTAACATCAACGTTAGGATTTAAGGTCGCCATAACTATTCTCCATAACTTTATCCTATTTATACTACCACATTCTGAAGGTAATGTACACCTTTATTAAAACATAAAAAAAGGGCGCCGAAGCGCCCTTAGTTATTGGAGAGTTAAATCTCTCTCTTATGTAAGGATATTGTCTACGCGGAAGATTCTGTAGTACTGGTTTGTACGTGCAGTCGCAAGACCATCAGAACCATCTACGTATGGGTTTGAAGCCATGCCGTAACGTGTTTTGAACCCGATGCGTGGCTGGAAGTCATTCTCACCAACGGCACGGACCATAGTCAACGGTACATATGGGCAATAGAATACACCAGCGTCATATGGGTTAGTACCCTTATAGCCTACGTTGATATAATCAGTTGTTGCATATGGATCGATGTACACTCTCATGCGACCGTTCATAACACCAGCAAATGTGTTGCCTGTGTCATCTACGTTCAAGTTTGTTGACAACGCTGGAGTGTAATCCAACATGCCTGAAGCTGCAAGAGCTGAAGCAACATCTGAAGAACAGATAATGCAGTTACCTTTACCTCTCCGTGTTTGTTTT